CAGATAATTTGGAGGAACTCAATGGAAAAGTTGCTGACTAGGAACGGAGTATGCAAGAAGCTGGAAAACAGCCCTTACAACTTCACTTACTTCCATGATGGGAAATGTGTGACATTCAACTTCAGCTCAAGGTTACACTTGGATAATTTTACAAAGAATCGTTATAAGAACTTTTGCATGATTTATAATGATATTTATAAGCGTTACAAGTTCGGAATAGACTGTGTGTTCCTATCAGACTTCAATCTATACAGGAAGATAGAGAACAGAGGTTGTTATATTAACTATGATGGGAAGATATTTAGATGCCTAGACAATATAACATTAAGTGGCGAGAGCAAGATGAAAAGGAACTCAGGAGAGTTGTCCGAAACTTCAATGACAAGCTCAGAAGATTAGTCAAGAAGAATCCAGCCAACTCAAACATACTACCTCAGTTTTGGAATGAGAAGACACAAGAGTATGAAAACAGAATCACAGTTGATCAGATTAAGGAACTGATTGCTACAAGGCAGGATTACAATCGTCAGCTGAATATGCTTAAACGCTTCAGCAGAAGGGGTTCTGAGAAGATTGTGGAGACTGGTTCGGATTACGGAGCAAGGACAACCAAGTGGCAGGAGCAGGAACAGAAAAGACTTGTGCAAACCATTAACAGGCGAAGGAAAGCAAGGTTAGACACACTCAATGCTATTGAGGTAATGAACGCTTCAGGTAAGCTTGGTTACACTCTCGGTCAGATGTTTGGTATGGGATTGGCTGAGCAGAATAAACTCAAGCCAACACAAGCGTTCACTAGAGGTCAGTCACAGAAGGACATCAAGTGGAAGTGGAGAGCATTGCAACTTGAAGCTAAAGACACTTATTACAATGAGCGTGATGAGATGCTTAAGAATAATTACATCAAAACTATTTTGGATAACTTTGATAAGGATGATGTAATGGACATCATATCAGAGATTAGAGGTATGTCTTCTGATGAGTTCTACCTGAAGTTTGAAGCTAAAGGTGATGCCTTTGAATGGGCTTACCCTCCAAAGAAGGGTACTCCTGAATATGATGATTATGTTAAAGAACTAAGAGGTTACTGGAAGAAGGATACACTCCTAGATATGAGTCCAACTCTGACAAGTGTCTTGGTTGGAATGTAAAACTAAGCAAGGAAAAGGGATGAAACAATACATGGCTGATTTTGAGACCACTACGAATCCAGAGGATTGTAGGGTCTGGGCTTATGCCATCTGTGACATTGATGACCCAGATGAGGTTATCATTGGCACAAGGTTGGATGACTTCCTTGATTGGTGTTCGGAGCAGAAAGGTAGTCCAAGAATCTTCTTTCACAACCTCCGTTTTGACTTGAGCTTCGTAATAGATAGACTCTTCAAACTTGGTTTCAAACACACTACTGAACCAGAAGAGAGACAGACCAAGACCTTTAACACCATGATTAGTGACAAGGGTGCTGTGTATCAATGTGAGATTATCTTCTATCGCAAGGGTAAGAATGTTAGGAAGGTTACTCTTAGAGACTCACTTAAGCTGATTCCACTACCTGTGAAAGCAATCCCAAAGGCTTTTGGTTTGGAAGAAGCCAAAGGAAACATAGATTATAATCTCCACAATGAGCTTCCAGAAGGTTCTCCAATCTCGGATGAAGAACAGGATTACATCAAGAAGGATGTCCAGATCGTTGCAAAAGCTCTGAAGTTCATGTTTGATGAGGGATTCACCAAGATGACCATTGGAGCTTGTGCCTTGGAAAACTACAAGCACACCATTGGTAAGCGAACATTTGAGCGTTGGTATCCAACTCCTGAGTATCACAATGATGTTAAGAAGAGTTATAGAGGTGGATTCACCTACCTCAATCCAGAGTTTGCCAGCAAGAATGTGAGCAAAGGTCAAACTTATGATGTTAACTCGCTTTATCCTAGTGTGATGCGAAGTCACGACAATCCCCTACCCTTCGGTACTCCTATCTTCTTTCAGGGTAAGTACCAACCTAATCCAATCTATCCTCTGTACACTCAGATGTTCAGCTGTCAGTTTGAGATTAAGAAGAACAAGATTCCAACCATTCAGATTAAGCACTCTCTAAGCTTCGTTGGCAATGAGTATCTGACTTCAAGTCATGGGGAGGAAGTGGTGCTTTGTCTCAACTCTGTGGACATGGAATTGTTCTTCCAGCAATATGATGTCTACAACATCACTTACCACTCTGGCTGGATGTTCAAGGCTTCGGTTGGGATGTTTGACCAATATATTGATTACTGGACTGAACAGAAGATTAAGGCTGGTAAGGAAGGCAATAAGGGTAAAAGGACTATCGCAAAACTCTGCCTAAACTCCCTCTATGGCAAGTTCGGGCAGGATACTCAGAATATTAACAAAGTGCCATATATGGGTGAAGATGGTTCAGTTCACTATTATCTGAGTGACCCAAAACCGAAGAAGGGTCTATACATTGCTGTTGCTTCATTTATTACCAGCTATGCAAGGAGGGTAACAATTACTTCAGCTCAACGGATTGAGGATGACTACCACTCAGGAAAGAGCAAGAATCGCTTTGTATATGCTGATACAGATTCTCTCCATGTTTATTCACCAGATGATGAGATTCCAGAAGGATTAGATATTGATCCATATAGACTTGGTGCTTGGAAGCTTGAGAGTAAGTTCTCGGATTATGGACAAAAGAAGGGATATGGTGCTAAGTATCTCAGACAGAAGTGCTATATTGAGAATCTTACTGAAGATGTAGACAACCCTAATGCAACAGATTACTCTCTCAAGATTACTGTTGCTGGTATGCCTGACACCTGTTATGATCAAGTGACTTTTGACAACTTCTATATTGGTGCAACATACTTTGGCAAGAAGATGCCAAAGGTGGTGGATGGTGGTACGGTACTCATTGATGGAACATTCACAATCAAGAAGTGATATACTAGTCTTAAGAGGTATCTGGGTTGCTCGGATTGGAAACAGCTTGAAGAACCATAGTGAAGAGCTACCGAGAGCTGGTGGGTTGGTTGCCCATCTTGTCTGAGTCCAGAGCCTCTTTTAAGCAAAGGAAAACATGACAGTTACTAAGAATAAGTATTGGGATATTGATAGGACATTGACTCACAATGCCCTCTTTTATGTTATTGTTGGAAACCGTTCAGCAGGTAAGTCTTATGGATGTAAGAAGAGAGCCATCCTTAACTTCATCAAGAAGGGTGAGCAGTTCTGTTATGTTCGCCGTTATACGGATGATCTCAAGGACTCTCTGCCAAACTTCTTCAAAGACATTGTGAAAAACAATGAGTTCCCTGAATATGAGTTCAAGGTTGATGGAACTAAACTCTATTGCAGGCTTAAAACAGAGGAAGATGCTAAGGTTGCTTGGAAAGAAGAGGATGTTTGTGGTTATGGATTGATACTATCCACAGCAGACAACAAGAAGTCCATCTCTTATCCTTCTGTTACCATGATTATCTATGATGAGTTCATGCTGGATAAGGAATCCTCAAGTCAGAGGTATCTTAGAAATGAGCCAAAGACCTTACTCAACCTCTATGAGACTGTTGCTAGACCTGGAACTGAACATCCTAGGTGTGTATTATTCATGCTATCCAACTCCGTGAGCATCAACAACCCATTCTTCTTATTCTGGGATTTGAAGATGCCATGCATGGATAAGCCTGATGGTAATGGAAAATATATTTGGCATCATCCAGACAGACCAATGATTGTAGAGAACGCTGTTAAGCAAGAGATGGTGGAAGCCAAGATGCAAAATGAGTTCTATGGAATCATCAAGGGAACTGGATATGATGACTTCGCAATCCATAATGAGTTTGTGAATGATGACGAGACCTTCGTAGAAAAGCGTTCTTCCACAGCCAAGTTTTACTTCACCTTCATCTATAAAAACAGGAAGTTCGGTGTATGGGTTGATGTACTACAAGGTCTCATGTGGGTAAGTGAAGCTGTTGATCCGAGCTATCCAATCACTTACTCCATTACCATGAAAGACCACAGACCTAACACTCTGTTCTTAAAGAACAGGAATCATGCAATCCACTTCAATAAGTTTATTCAAGCTTATAAAGACGGATGTGTAAGGTTTGAGTCAATCTTGATTAAAAGCATATGTTATGAGATATTAAAGATGACAATGAATATATAGACAGCTTTGCGAGGGCTGTCTATTTTGCTTGTGATATACTGAAATTATGAAGGAAATATATAATTCAATAATCGCTACACTGTTAACATCCTTCATTTATTTGGTGGGTGGAATAGATGTAGCTATGTCGTGTTTACTAATATCAATCGCCATTGATTATATCAGTGGACTAATTAAAGGTATTATCACTAAGCAACTATCATCAAAGACAGGCTTCAAGGGTATTCTAAAGAAAGTAGCCTGTTTATTAGTTGTAATGTTAGCAGTTTTGGTAGATCGTGTTACTGGTGAAACAGGAGCTATTAGAACTCTGGTGATTTATTATTTTGTTGCAAATGAAGGTCTAAGTATTATTGAGAATCTAAGTCAAGCTGGTGTTCCTATCCCTCAATCTATAAAGAAGACTTTAAGAGTTATGAAAAAGGAGAACAAGTAATGCTCAAAGTGTTTCAAGTTAAGCGTGGTGCAACATTCAGCTTCATTGTTACATTCAAGAATCTGAATCAAGATGTTGCTTCTATGACCTTTGGTCTCAAAGAAGACTATGATAAACAGATGCTTATTGAAAAGACACTTGATGATGGGATTACCAAGATTGACACAGGTAAGTATAAGGTTGACTTCTCATACACAGATATTCTGAATCTTGAAGCTGGAATGTATGTTTATGACCTCCGTTATACAATTGGGGATACTCCAGCAATCCCTCTAAGTGGATATGTTATTGTTCAAGACAGCGTATTTAATAATCAGGAGAGTTAAGTATGAAGGGTATAGACATTAGTGCTTGGCAAACAGTTGAAGCTGTTGACCTAGCTCCAGACTTTGTAATTATCAAAGCAACTCAGGGAACTGGGTATGTATCACCTAAGTGTGATGCACAGTATCAGAGAGCAAAGAGCCAAGGTAAGAAGCTTGGTGTCTATCATTATGCAAGTGGTGGAGACCCTGTTGCTGAAGCAGACTTCTTCCTCCGGAACATTGAAGGATATATCCATGAAGCAATTCTTGTCTTGGACTGGGAGAGTGGTGAGAACTCAAGGTTTGGTGAACACAGTTCTTGGGTTAGGAAGTTTGTAGATAGAGTTCATGAAAAGACAGGTGTCTGGTGTCTCATCTACATGAGTGCTTATGTGCTTCAACTATCTAACTGGGATAGCATTGCTAAGGATTGTGGACTCTGGATAGCTGGGTATCCGAATAACAGAGCAAGCTGGGATGTCCCAAACTTCCCTTACTCTGTTTCTCCATGGCAATGCTATTGTATTTGGCAATATACATCTTCAGGTGGTCAGCTTGATCGCAACACCTCATCTCTTACCAAAGAGCAATGGAATAAGTATGCCAATCCGAAGAGTGAACCAAAACCTCAGCCAGCACCAAAGCCAAGCAAGAAAAGTAATGAGCAGATTGCTGATGAAGTAATAGCAGGCAAGTGGGGTAATGGTGATGAGCGAAAGAAAAGACTAACAGATGCTGGCTATGATTACAATGCTGTTCAAGTTATTGTGAACCAGAAGCTTGCTCCAAAGAAAGACTATTACACCATTCAAGCAGGTGATACTTTATCTGGTATTAGTGCAAGGTTTGGAACTCCAATATCTACTCTATGCTCATGGAATAATATTCAGAATCCTAATAATATATATGCAGGACAAACAATAAGGGTTAAGTAACATGAATGAAGAAGTTGAAATTACATTACTCCAAGATGAAGTCTCAATTGATACTCCTCTGGTTGCAGATTACATCCTTCCAACAGCGTCATCAGACACTCTTGGTGGTGTTAAGATTGGCGATAATATTGATATTGATTCTGGTGGCTCTATCTCTGTACCTGTGGCTAGTCAATCTACTCTCGGTCTTATTAAAGTTGGTACTGGGCTTGCTGTATCTTCTGACGGTACACTAACAGCAACTGGTACTTATGTGCTTCCAGAAGCAACCAAGACAACTCTTGGTGGTGTGTATGTTGATGATGAATTATCCACAACTTCTACACACCCTGTGCAAAACGCTGTTGTGAGCCTAGAGCTTCAAGAACTAGATGGAGATATTACAACTCTGAACGGAACTGTTGGTAGTTTATCCACAACTGTGCGGAACTTATCTACAAGTGTGGGTGACTTATCCACAGCTGTTGGAAACTTGTCTGGAACAGTTACGAATCAAGGTAATGATATATCAACCATTCAAGGGAATATCACAAGTCTAGGTAACAGGATTGGTGATTGTGAAGATGATATTACAGACCTCGGAAACACAATTGGTGCAATGGGTGCTGTTGTTGAGGAGTTATCTGCATATGTTGATGAAACTATCAGTTATTCAGATATTGCTAACTACTGGACAGCTGGCAATGTTACTATCTCTGGGTGTGGCAGAATTGCCTTTGTGAACTTTGACCTTGAAGGGTCTCTCACGATCAATGGTGGCTCTTATGAGAACATTCTTGAGATTACAGATGATGACCTCAAACCTAAGTACCCAATGGAAGGCATCCTAATTACAGATGCTGGTATGCTCAGAGTGTCAGCCTTTACTAGTGGAATCTTCAGAGCTTATAACTTGTCCTCATCTAATATCACACTAACAACTTTAGCTGGGAATATCCCTATAATTTTGAACTAATGGCAACATATTACGGATACAGATATATTCCTCATGGAAGTTATGATGAGTGGCGAAGTGCAACCATAGGCGATATGTTTGATGTGGATGGCTATTACTCAGGACAATGCTGGGACTACTGTGCCTTGTGTTACTATCAATATGGATTAACTCTATACACCAAACCAGGTGGTGGTGTAGCTAGAGAGTGCTGGACGGTTTCAAGAGTTGCTAATTCTAAACCACCTTTTCAATCTATTGAAGGTGTACAAAATATCAAGCGTGGAGACATTTTAGTTTTTGGTGGCAGATACGCTGGTCATATTTGTTTTGCAGATGAAGATTACAATGGTACTAATAGATTAAACTGTCTAGGTCAGAATCAGGGGACTGATGGAAGTGGAGGACCTGTGAATGTTTGGAATATCGGTTTATCTGATTTTCTAGGAATCTTTAGAAATACTGAGTGGGATGGCTCAACTCCACCAAGTCCAGATTTAGGTTATAATAAAAATAAGTACAATTTTGTACTATTTAATAGAAGAAAGAGGCAAGAGAAATGGACAAAGAAACTTTTGAAGCGAAGATAAAAGAATTAGGTTCGCTTGAGTCGGCAGAGGAAATGAGGGCTGGACTGGCAGAGCTATCAGAGGGAATCAATCCTATCTTTGAAGCTAATGCTAACTTGACCACCCAACATGAATCTGATGTAATAGAGATGGAGAAAATCCGAAGTGCAAACATGAAGTTGTTTACACAGCTCGGTTCACAGAAAACTCCACAGCAAACTATTGAAGAGCAGACTGGTCTGAAACAGGAAGAGTCTCAACCTCGGAAAAAGTTTGAAGATGTCTTAGACAAGTGTAATTGGTAAGACATAATATTAACTAACAATAAAGGAATTATCCACAATGGATGCAATTGAACTATTGAACACCATCCGTGATAATGCTTCACAGGCTTATCAAGACCGTGTTCCTGAGGCAACTCGTGCAAACATTGCAGAAGTTGGTGAAGCCATTACTGACCTCAACAACGCTGTTGTTTACAATGAGTTTGTCGCAACACTCGCTAACATGATTTACGCTCCAATGCTTATCAAGAAGAGCTGGAAAAACCCTCTTGGTAAGTTCAAGAAGGGTAAGAAAACCTTTGGTGATACCGTTGAGGAAGTTTACAACAACTTCATCAAGGCTCAGACCTTTGATCAGACTGGTGCAGGTTTACTAACTCGCAACCTTCCTGATACGAAGACTGTCTTCCACCGTATGAATCGTCAGGACAGCTATGTCCTATCCATCAGTCCAGAAGCTTTGGCAAAAGCCTTCAAGAGCTATGAGGGTGTCTCGGAATATATCCAGAACATCTTCACTTCTATCAACAACTCTGCTGAGCTTGATGAGTATGTCATCATGCGTGAACTTCTTGCAGAAGCTTACAACTCTGGTGCTATGAAAGCTGTTGCTATCGCTGACCCACAGGCAAGCGAAGCCAACGCTAAAGCCTTCATCAAGGCTGTTAAGACTGTCTCTGGTGATATGACCTTCCCTAACAGCAACTGGAACGGTTACTTGGATGTCCAGAGCGAAGATAACAAGGCTATTGTTACCTTCTCTGGTCGTGATGAACAGATTCTTCTCATTGACAATGCTACGGATGTTGCTTGTGATGTTGATGTCTTGGCATATGCCTTTGGTCGTGACCTCTTGAGGTTCAACACCGAAGTCAAGCAGATTGTTGATGCCTTCCCAATTGAGGGTATGGTTGCCTGTCTCGTTGATAAGAACTTCTTCCAAGTTTATGATGACCTCTTCACCTTCCGTGAGTTTGAGAACGATCTAGGTCTCTACAAAAATGAGATTCTCCATGTGTGGCAGACCGTTGGCTATTCGTGCTTGGTAAATAGTGCCTGTTTCATTATCGCCAGCGATCAGACTTCTGATGGCGATATTGCTGATGAGTACAATGTTACTTACACTCTCAAGACTGGTGTTGCTTCCACCAACAAGCGTAAGAAGGTCTTTGAGGGTCAGTCCTACAAGACAACCCTTAGTGGTGTCAAAAATAGTGACACCGTTACGGTTACTATGGGTGGTTCAACCATTACCTCTGATGTCTACACAGCATCTACTGGTGTTGTGAAGATTGCTAAAGTAACTGGTGACATTGTCATTACCGTAGCTTAACAATAATAACTACTAATCTAGGTGGTGGGTAAAACCACCACCTATTTTAAGGATGATAAAATATGAAAAACTTTATCAACTTTCTACCTCCGTGGGTAGAAACGAATATTCAACCAGCTTTCTATGATAAGGAATCTGGTTCATGTCTCCAGCAAACTGCTAGGATGTATGCTAAGGTTAATCAGCTAGTCCGTATTGCTAATGAGCAATATGCAACCATTGCTGATTATGTGAATCAGTTCATTGAACTTAGAGACTTTGTTGATGACTACTTTGACAACCTAGATGTTCAGGAAGAAATCAACAACAAGCTTGATGCTATGGCTACAGATGGTAGCTTAGGCGTTATTATTAGTAGCTATATTCAGCCATACCTCGCAACAACAGAGAATAAGCTTGATGCAGTTGAATCAGATGTTAACGCTCTTAAAGCTAGTTATGGTACACCTTTAACTGCAAGCGATTCAGATGACATGACCAACACCTCTAAAATCTATGTGTACACAGGTACAACAGGTGGTGGTTTTACTAATGGGCATTGGTACTATTACAACGCTGATAATTCAACTTGGACTGATGGTGGTACTTACCAATCATCTTCTGTTACCACAGATAAGACTGTGTTGATTGAAGGGCTACCAGCTGATGCTGGCTTCACAGGCTTGATTAGGAATGGAATGAGCAAACCAGCTGAACAGGTCTTGTTTAATATGACTCATAGCTGGTACAGAACTAGTGATGGTACTTACCCATATAATACCAATGTATTATCCACCAATCCTACAGTACAATTTGATGATTATGTCATTATTACCCCACCAGATGGATATAGAGTTGGTTATTATGCAAAGGTTGATGGTGTTGATTACTTAACCTCATTCACTACAAACCCTATTACATTAAAACCTAATGTTGAGTATGTTATCGTTTTCAGGCACACAGGCTCTGATTATGATTTTGATATATCTGAAGCTAGAAAATACAAGATTGAATATGGTGGTTCTATAACCCCTGGTCAAGTTGTAAAAGAGTTTGATTCTGGCAATGTTGTATTTGATTTTAACACTTGTAAGTATGAATCAACCTATTGGGTACAGCCAAACGGTACAACTCTTACTCTTGCAAACGCTCCTGTTCAAACATCTGGTATTTTGGCAAACGAAAACTGGTATAGACTTGCAAGTACATCTCGTGAGTTTATGACCCAGACATTTTATTCAAGCAATAAAAAGGTCTACAGAAGGGTTGTTGAAATCAATGAAGGTTCTTGGAGTTCCCAACCTTGGGTTGAAATTAGTCCTGAGTTTGCATCAACTTACAAAGATAAGAAACTTGCAATCTATGGTGATTCAATCTCAACCTTTGCTGGTTATATCCCATCAGGAAACCTAACCTACTACACAGGTAGTAATGCTGGAGTTAGTAGTGTTGATGATACTTGGTGGAAAAAGGCTGTTGATGCCATGGGAATTGATTTAATCATGAATAACTCATGGAGTGGTAGAACAGTATCATCTTACTGGGATGGACCAGCTGGTTACAAACAATCTAACATTGATGTACTCAGCTCTAATGGAACACCAGAGGTTATCATTGTTAAACTAGGTATCAATGACTTTAACCGTAATGTTGACCTTGGTTCTTTTGATGGTACATCTCATTGGAGTGATGACCCTTCAAAGTTTAGTGAAGCGTATGCAATCATGCTTGATAGGATTATGACTTCATATCCTGAAGCTAAAGTGTTCTGTTGTACATTACAACAAGAAGTTAGAAGTGGATTTAACCACAACCCAGAAGTCAATAGTAATGGAAGTAGTTTAACCGAGTGGAATGAGCGTATTGTTAAAATCGCAAAGGCATTTGGTGCAGATATAATTGACCATGCCAGCTGTGGAATTACTGAGTACAACATGAGTGAGTACGCTGGTGATTACAATAGTGGTACAGGAGCTGGACTTCATCCTAACGCTGAAGGTATGTCTTTGATCGCTAACAAAACAATTGAGGACATGGACAACGAGATTAGGAAGAGGTACTAATCCACTTATCCACAGGGTTATCCACACCCTGTGGATATTTTGTGAATATGTTATAGTTATAATAGGAAAAGATTATGGCTAATATATCTAAAGTATATCTACTCAACACTCCTCTTGAAGATGACATGAAGAATACTTTGTATTTTGCCAACGCTTCGGCTCAGCAAACATACATGAATAACAACATCATCAAGAGTTATACAAATGTGTCATATCAGAGGGATACATCTACTTTTCGCTGTCCAGCTCAGATTGACACGATCAGGAACTGTAACTATATAATGTTCCAGAACACAGCTTATTCTAATAAGTGGTTCTATGGGTTTATCAAGAAGATGGTCTATGTTAATGACAACTTCACGGATGTGGAGTTTGAAGTTGACCCATTACAGACCTTCATGTTTGACATTACTGTTAAGCCTTCCTTTGTTGAGCGTGAGCATACCAATGATGACACTATCGGACACAACACCGTTCCAGAACCACTTGAGATTGGTGAGTATGTATGTGGTGGCACTCACCAGATGTTTGTTTACAACATTATATATTGTTACTATGTAATGGCTGTAACACAGTTGTTGCCTCAAGCCACACCTGTTGAAGGTACTGTATACAATGCCTGTATACCTGATGGGTGTTTTTATATTGCCCTAGAAAGTATTGATTCAGTTAAACAATTAGTTAAGCTATATTCAGCAAACAGTAAAAAGGATTCCATTGTTGCTATATTCACAGCACCTAAAGATTGCTTCACACAAGCTTTTGACAATAGCCCACAGGGTTATAAATATAGCACTAAGCCATCAATGACATTCTCATCAACTGAGACAATAGACAAACCAGCTGAAACTATATTGTCATATGTGCCACGCAACAAGAAGCTACTTACTTATCCGTATCGTTATATCCAAGCATCCAACAACGCTGGTCAGGTCACCAATTACAAGATTGAAGACTTCGCTTCTGGTTCTACATTCCAATTCCAATTAAGGTTTGCTCTTAGCTGTGGTGGTAATGGTAGAGTTTTCCCTGTTGGATATAAGGGAATGGATAAGAACTATGATGAGGGTATCAACTTAGGTAAGCTTCCTGTTGGTTCTTGGCAGAATGATATGTTTACGAACTGGATGACCCAGAACGCTATCAACATCCCTACTTCTATTGTTGGAAGTATTGCTGACACAGCTATTGGTATTGCTGGTGCTACAAGTGGTGTTGGTGTTGCTGGTGCTGTTGTTGGTGGTCTAAAAGGCATCACAAGCACAGTTAACCAAATATACCAACATTCTCTACAACCACCTCAGGCTGAGGGTAATGTTTGTAATGGTGATGTGAACTTCGCTTACTCCATGACAGGCATCTTCCTTAAGAACATGAGTATCAAACCTGAATATGCCAGAATCGCTGATGATTATATGGATATGTTCGGATATGCTACTCACAGGGTAAAAGTACCAAACAAAGCCCACAGACAGAACTGGTGGTACACTAAAACCATAGATGCCAATATTACTGGCAATGTTCCAAATGATTATATGAATCAGATTAAGGGTGCTTACAACAACGGAATCACCTTCTGGAGGAATCCGAGTAACTTCCTTGATTACAGCGTAAGTAATGGAATAGTATAAGGATAAAAGATGGACAAATGTAAACTAGATGCTTATCAATTACTGAGCTACAAGAGTGTAGCTCAGATTAGTAACAATATCACCTTCAGTTATTACTACTACAAGCTGATGCTTGTTGCTTGCAACTTGTTTGAGTGGGAGGGATTGCCAAACAACATGGAGAGCAGGTGGATTGAAAACTACCTCTTCTCTGATGGTCAATGTATCTTCTTCAAAGACCCTAATCTTGGATTCATGGTTGCTGGTGTTGCTCAAGATGGTGGACTCAACTGTTACAACGATCCAACAACCCTCACACCAATAGCTACCAACTATGTGTATGCAGGAGATAAGCCACTCACCAATGGTGAAGACAGCTATCTTATCCGTAACAACATCCTAAGACTTCCAGAGTTTGCTGTAATTCGCTACTATGCCTATAAGCTCTGCAATATTGACCGTGCAATTGATACCAACATTGAAGCCATCAAGACCCCAATTGTTGTTAAATGTTCGGACAAGCAAAGATTAAGTCTGAAGCAAGCCATTGCTCAAAGAAAAGATAATGAGCCTGTCATCTGGACAGATAGTGGTTCAGACATCAATGCAATGGTTGAGACAATGGACTTACACCCACCAATGGTTTTCAAAGACCTTCAAGTACAGAAGCATATGATTCTCAATGAGTTCTTCACAGATATTGGCGTAAACAATGCTAACATGGACAAGCGTGAGCGTATGGTTGCCAACGAAGTTGAAGCCAACAATGAACAAGTTAAGGCTTGTGAAGATGTTTTACTTCGCTCTCGTGAAGAAGCCTGCAAGCAGATTAACAGAATCTTTGGTCTCAACATCTCTGTTAAGAGAAGGGAATTGGATAAGATTCCAGAGTATGAGGATATTATTAAGGAGGAAGAATAATGGAAGACCACTATCAAATGCCGGACTTCTTAAATCATGCAAATATGATTCCAGCCAAATATACAGAAGTCTTGGATAATCTTCTAAAATATGAAGACACAGCTAGTGCTATTGCTGAAGCTATGAGCAAATATCCTCTATATGAGACTGACCCAAACAAAGTCCGTGAGTATGGTACAGCTTACAAAGTTCCAACTCGGCAGGAGCTTAATACCAAGATTTTGAGCTATTATCGCTTCCGTGAGATTGGACAGGAGACTGTTGGCAGATGGCTCTTTGAGCTTGAAACTGCTCTTGCTGAGATTATGCCAAAGTACAACCAGCTCTTCTATTCTGCTGACCAAGACTTCAATCCAATCTACAATGTGGATTACATCCGTAACACCCAGCGTAATAAGAGTGATACCAACATTGGCTCTCAGTCCAGCACTACGAACACTCAGGCAAGTGGTCAAGACAGCTCCAGCAATACTGAGTACACTAAGTCTGTTAACTCTAAGACTCCTCAGGATCAGCTCAACATCTCTGGCGAAGACATTGATGATGTAGATTATGCTGATGATGCCAGCTGGGGTAAGTCTAGTGGAACAACTTCTGGGTCTAATACCACCAATGGAAGCTCTCAGACCAATGGTTCTAACTCTGTGATTGGTAACGAGAAAGAAGGTATTGTTGAGACAACTAAGGGTAACTTTGGCGTTGTTTCAGCCCAAGACCTTATCCTCAAGTACCGTGAGACTATCCTCAACATTGAGCAGATGATTATTCATGACCCTCGGATTGAGGAACTCTTCATGCTAATATATTAGTATGTGGGATATAGTTTATTTTGTTAAAGACACACCAGATAATGAGGAACTTAGATATTCTCTTCGGAGCTTATCTAACTTCCCTCATAGAAAGGTGTGTTTTTATGGTTGTTGTCCAAAAGGACTGAACCCAGACATACACTTTGAGTTCAAACAGGATGGTAGAACCAAGTGGGAGAATGTGAATAAGATGCTCAGAAGTGCTTGTCACAGCGATCTAATCACCAAGAACTTCTGGCTTTTCAATGATGACTTCTTCATTATGAATAAGGTCTTGCATCCTATTAACTACTTCTCTGGAGACCTATATAAGAGAATAGTACAGCTTGAAGACAAACATGGTGGAATAACCCAATATTCTTCCGAGCTTCGCAAAATGTGCCAAGAACTTGAAGCTTTGGGGTGTTCTTCTAAGAATTATGCTGTACACTACCCAATGCTAATCAACCGAAAGAAGGCTCTGGAACTTCTTAATACAACAGACAATCCAATGTTCAGAAGCTTATATGGCAATTATGCCAATGTAAGAGCTGAATGGACTAATGACTGCAAGATTATATCCAAAGAGAAAGATTGGAAGGGTTCAGACTTCTTATCTACCGTTGATGAATCATTCCGAGATGGAAGAGTAGGTGAGCAGATTAGAGAAAGATTTCCTGATAAGTGTAAGTATGAATTATAGAAAGGAGAGCATCATGGGTTGTGGTGGTAAGAAGAAAAAGAAGAAATAAGAATGACCCCTCGGATTGATGGGTCTTTTAATTAGAT